ACCGCTGTCACAAAGAGGAGCAGCCGCGAACTGCTCCTTTTTTATGCGGTGATGGCTTGAAGAGTTGCGTCAGGGAGGCGTTCTATTGCTCGTTCATAACTCCGCTGGTCATTGCGTGATTGCTTGTAAAACACTGTCCTCTAATCTATCAGGGAAGTAGGTGAGGCGGCGGATGGTGCCGTTGTAATGCAATGTTCCATTGCCCTGCATCCCTATTCCCAGTGTCGTCAATGACGTTGGAACGGATCCTGTTGTATCTACAGGTGACAGCGTTCCATTGGCGGCAGCAATAAAGTCATCTACCTTGTAGATACCTGCCGCTCTAAATGACGATCCGCTGGTGAATGTGCTCGGCGGTTGAAGTCCAACTGCTTGGCCAGTGCCTGCGAACACCGAGTATTCGACTTTATTTATAGCAGATGAACGGACTATGGCTGCGAAATTAGCAGAACCGTCCCCGCGATCCAAAGACGCAATTCTTGGGAAGTTAGTGGCTGTAAAATCTTGGACCTTGCTTTCTGCAAACACCGTCCCCTCACTCTGGTTGTACCAAGAAGAGAAGTTGCTTCCACTAATACTCACGTCATCCGCCGACCGTGTTAGTGCTGTGCCGGTGGTTGGGATGTAGGAGGTTGGGAAGGAGCCTACTTCTTTTTGTAATCCAAATAACAATATTCCATTACTTCCGTTACCAGTAAAACTCATGGAATCGTTAGCGGCACTATTGCCCATCAATAAATATATGGTATTATTTGCAAGTGCAAATGGATTAACATGAACAGAACATCTATACCAGCCATTTCCAAAATCTTTAATTGATGCTTGACTACCATTGGTGAATAACCCAGCAGCACCACCATCAGTATTTTGTGCTACAACGCCATCTTGAAGATCAAATATACACTCTGGAGAATTTGTACCTGGGTAAGCTCCTTGCTGTCCCCAAAAACTTAAGTATCTATTTCCTGCTGCTTTAGCAAATACAGAAAATATTCGATTATAGTTTGCACTGTATCCACCAATATCAATAGGAACACCATGAATACCTGTACTAGTATCCTCTTGCATTTTATATGCTTCTGTTCCTCCAGTTGGAGAAGTTTGACCAGATATCCAAGTTACTCCAGTTCCACCAGACCATGGATTACTATTTGTAAATTCGTTAGTCCTACTCTCCTCAATCAACAACCCAAGGCTCTCACCCGTCGTTGGGTCGTGATCGAAGCGGGGTGTATCAGCACTTGATAGTTGAATAATTCCGTTCTCATCGATGTAGGTACCAGGGCTTTGGTTAGCACCTACAGGGCGACTAAACGTAATCAAGTCTTGGCCCGTCATATAGTCATTTAGATTTTTCTGTGATGCAAAGCGTAGGTCCAGGCTCGGCACCACGCCCTTAGCATCTGAATACAGCTTGTTGTCGCCTTTGGCGGTGTTTGCGCAAACCATGGGGTTTGCAAGAACCAGATTGCCAGCTGTTAGTGTCATGGGATAGCATCTCCAATGGCGGTGATAAAGTCAGAAATACGGGTGTCGAGAAGTGCGAGGTCTAGGGATTCGCCGATGGAGTAGAAGGCGATGCGGTCAGTCGAATATCCACGCGAAGCCGATCTAAGTATCCACAAAGGTTCATTTGCTCCAAGCCCCGGAGCGCCTGCGGTGACGTTGTAGTTTGTTCCGTTTGCTCTAACTACATAGGTGGTTGACAAGGAAGTTCGTACAGTTCCAATAAAACCTAGAGTGTTAATAGAAGTGGCTAGTTGCCCACCACCGCCGCCTCCGTAAAGGTGCCTAATTGTAGGTACTCCTGTAACGTCAAACCAATCAAATCTAGCTATATTTACATTACCCAAAAATGATTTATTACCAAATGCACTGCAATTTATACTGACATGAGAATCCTCTCCAGCAAGAGAACTGACTAAAGCAGCAGTTTCCAAGTATTTACTGCTTCCGTCACCAACCAAGCCAGTCTTCCGATCGTAATCCGCCGCAGTAAATGGACCGTTGTTAGTTGGAGCACTGCCCTTCAACGGAACCAACGCACCTTCCACAGTACGGGCGCCGGAAAGCAGGCAGCTTTCTTTAATAGCGTTCCAGATGCCATCGCTCTTACAACCGACCACAAAATCGTTGATTGCAGTGCGTACAGCAGGCTCAAGTCCACCAGATTGACCAGCAGCAGCATCAGCAGCTTCTACGGCAAGGATGTAGTTGGCGGCTTCTACATCAAATCCATCGCCCACTTCGATGCGAGTGGAAGGAGAAAGGATCGGGAACGGTGCGGTGGGAACGTCGAAGTTCTCGGTGTAACGTGCTACGCCTTTGGTGATGCGGAGGTTGGAGATGTAACCATCTAATGGTCCTCCTCCGCTACTAATATCACCGATAATAAAACCCGAATTATTAGCTCCGTAAGAAAAAGATGTGGTGTAGGAACCTACTTGATTGCCATTAACAAATAATCGTAGATTGTTGACATTCTGTGTCAATGCAATATGGTTCCACGAACCATTGTTCCATCCTGTGGATAGTGCAGTAATTCGAGAATTAGCGTTTTCGTACCAGCTAATTGATCCTGGTCCACTCAAATTACAAATAAAACCAGCCCATCCAGCTGCACTAAAAGGATAGTTCCAGCCAAAAGGATCAACCCTACCTGTTTTAGTTGACTTAATCCAAAATTCTATACTAAAATCAACTGCACCAAAATTATTTTTATTCGAAACTGCAGTGGTAAGGTAATCACCTGTGCCATCAAACGCCAACACACCATCACCAGTACCAAACGGTGTATTCACCGCCGTACTGATTTGAGCGTCACCATTTGCACTAACACTGAAATTATTGCTACTACTGTCCAGAATGGTCGTGCTGCCATTGGTGCCCTCACCCTTTAGGAGCAAGGACACATCAGCAAAATCGCCGTCTACTGGTGCGTAGTCAGGGCTCCAGACCAAACTCATCACGCATCTCCATTCACTTCAGGAAACGGGCGGTCATACTGCACGATCTCTGCAGGACGGTTGGGTTCCAGCAGGTTGCGTTGTACCAGCAGAGCTAGGGCGTCGGTGACGCGCTGGTCATCAAGTGCCACACGTTCTGCTGCAGTAAGCTCGTCGATCAGAGCTTTGATTTCGGCGGCGTCAGCGTTTTGCTTTTCAGCTGCTTCAATCTCAGCTTGGTTGTCGGGAGTGCAAGCTGCCTTGTAAGCCGCAACTGCTGCTTCGTACTCGGCAATATCCTCAGGCGTAGGATCTGGGATTTCGGCAAACTTGACAAGCGCGTCGTCGTATGCCTTCTGTTCTTCTGCGGTAGGAATGCCGCCGATCGGATCAGGCACCACGGTGGTGTCTTCTGATGCGGCCAGGATGTTGGCGTACTCGGTGGGGGTGAAGCGGGCGAAGAAACCAGCGCTGGTTACCACGCCGTAGCTGTTGGCGTCGGCGTAACGTTTGCCGTCTTGCGTGAGGAGCCAGGTGGCGTAGTCTTCGGGCGAAAGCTTGGCGCTATTGGCGGCAAAGATCAGGCCGTCAATGGTGCGGGTGTCGGTGATCGTAACGGTGAGGGTGTCCATCAGAGCTTAATTTGGAGAGAACCTGCGGATGTGACGTAAACATCCCCGGTAGTCAAACCACCAGTTCCAGCCGCCGCATCATCAGCGTACTGGGGAATAGTGTCGAGGATTCTAAAAAGAGAAGTTCCGTTCTTTTGCAGATCGAAAATGCTTGTGTTGGCATTTGAGTTGCCACCATTATCATTTACGTTTACCCGAAGTCCGGTATAAGCAGTTGTAGTGACTGCCCAGTCCAGCTCTACATTCAGATCTGCGCTGCCTGCCAGTTGTCCGGAGCTGTTGTACTGGATGTTGCCGGTTGCTCCAGAGACAAGGCCGACCGTGCCGGTTTGGTCTGGGAAGCTGATCGTGCGGTTGGCGGTTGGCGTTACCGATTGAATTGTGGTCGAGAAACTGCCGCCGCTGTCGAGGTTGAGATCGCCCTTGACCGTTGCAGTGCCAGGGTCGGCATTGCTAACACCAACGATGAGTTCGTTGGTGGTCTTGTTAAACGTCAGACCAGAATCAGCACCAAACCCGCCATCATCATTGAATTGGATCTGGCCATCACTACCGGCAACCGGATCGACGCTGGTGCCGGTCAGAATCAGCGTGCCAGTGCTTGCCTGAATGCGGCCGACGTAGGCCACAATTTGGCGATACCCGCTTGTTGGCTTGACGTTGGTTAGGCCACCACCATTGGCAACGTAAAGCTCATCGTTGGTGCTCCAACCTGGCGTGGCCGTGTCGAAATTGAAGATCTCGCCAATGATCGTGCCATTGCCTTCACCATTGACTGCCAGCGTGGTTTCCAACAAACCCACTGCCGGGCCTTTTGCCGGATCAGAGCTATCAGCAGCTTGGATTTCTACGCGATCACTAGCGCCAACCGTGCCGGTGATATAGAACGGCGTGCCTGCATCAAGCTGCACCGTGTCGGTGTTTTTAACGTGGATGTAGACGCTGCCTGCGAGGTTGCCGTGGATGTGGTCGGCAGTAAGCAGTGTGTTGACGGTAAGGTTGTTCAGCGTCAACGGGTCAGGCACTGACACGTCATCAGCAACCCACCCTGCGCCGTCATACGTCAGGATCTGGCCAGTTGTTGGCGGCGTTGTGGTTAGGTCTACGTCACCCAGCTGATCTAGGCTGTAATCACCTTCAGTGGCAACGACTGCGCCAGTCCGGCCAAACACCGAATCAACAGCGTTGACTTCGGCGCCAGTCTGAATGCCATCTAGCTTTGTCTTGTCGCCAGGCGCCATCAGGCCGGCGTTGGTTCCTGTGACTAGCGGAACCGTGGCATCGGTGCCATTGCTAGAAGTTACGGTGCCATCCGTTGCACTGGCGGTGTAACCAAGATTTGTGGCATCGCCCGGAGGTGCCGACCATGTGCCATCAGCACGAAGATAATTGGCTGTGCCGCCACCACTGCCACCGACTAGGCCGGCATTGGTTGAAGTGAACGCAGGAATCGTTGCATCGGTGCCGGCGGTATTGGTTACGGTGCCGCTGCCAGGTGCAGCTGTATAAGCAAGATCAACACTGCTTACAACGCTGCCCGGCACCCAGTTGGCACCGTCATATTTCAAGAATTGCCCGCTTGTTGGCGCGGAGCTTGTCAGATCAACATCGCCAAGCTGGTCTAGGTCGTAATCGCCTTCTGTCGCGACAACTGCGCCAGTACGACCAAAGACCGAATCAACAGGTGCCGATGCTGTTGTTTGCGGCACCCAGTTGGCGCCGTCGTAGCTCAGAACTTGGCCACTGCTTGGCGGCGTCGTCGTAAGGTCTACGTCTCCAAGTTCGCCTAGGTCGTAATCGCCGTCAGTGGCAACTACAGCGCCAGTACGGCCAAAAACAGAATCAACAGCATTGACCTCTGCACCGGCTTGGATGCCATCGAGCTTTGTCTTGTCGCCGGGCGAGAGGAGACCAGCATCTGCAGCAGTGACTAGCGGGATAGTGGCATCGAGGCCAGCACTATTTGTCACCGTGCCATCAGTGGCCGATGAGGTATAACCAAGGTCAACGCTGCTTACGACATCACCCGGCACCCAGTTGGCACCGTCGTAAGACAAAAACTGGCCGTTGGTCGGCGCTGTGGTGCTTAGGTCAACATCACCAAGCTCTCCTAGGTCATAGTCGCCATTGTCGGCCACAACCGCACCAGTGCGACCAAAAACCGAATCAACCGGCGCATCAGTCGGCGCCAGTTTGACAACAGCGCCTGCACTGTTTTTGGTATAGAGCGCAGTGCTGTTCGCGTTGATGTTAAGCGCGATTTCACCGTTGACCAGATCCGACGGCTGCGGAGCTTGGTCCTGAACAGAGCTGTGTTTATGTCGGACGTTGAGCGACATGGATAAACCTCCCGGTCAAAGGCGCATACCGCGCTGAACGCATTCTAGAGAAGGTACTTCCCGGCTACGTCGTGCAACAGTCTGACTTGGCCTGTCGTGACGAACTGGATTTGGCTTTGGATTAGCTCGCCAGGCGTGAGCTGAGTGGCCACTGATGTCACCACGCAATTGGCCAGATAAAACAAGGCGCGGTCACTGGTGTTGCACAGCTCATCAAGCGGGATGGCATCGGTGCGCTTTAGCAAGAACACGCCAGTGAAGTCTGAACCGATCTCCTGCCGAATGGCTAGCTGGTGCATGTAGACCGGCGAGTCGGTGTCATATGAGCCGTCTTGCAGACGCCAGTTGGCATCAAAAAAACAGGTGATGTCACCGCTGCCCGAGACAAGCATTCCCATCTGCTGGCGGAAGGCATCGCCAAGGCTGGTAAAGTCTGCAAGTTCGCGGTTGGTGTTCAGCGTCCAGCTGGTGGTCTGAGCTAGGCAGAGATCAACATCAGTGACCACCTCATAGGCGATCCGGTACGAACTGCTGGGGGCCACCAGTGTCAATGCTGAATCAAGGCTGCCCTCAAGCGCATTGCTCCACAAGTCGTAAAGCCTGATGCCGCCAACGCCATCCACGTTGACGTAAAGCGTAATCTCTGTGTCCAGCACACCGCTGATGAAATCAAGCGGACCGCTAGAAACACCGCTGTTATCAACTCGCGTGAACTTGACTTGATCGCCAGTGATCAGGCTTGTCTTGGCCAGACCAAGATCAAACCGTTTTTCCGGGATGTCAACATTGGCTGCCTCTAACAAGCCATATGCAGGTCCTGCATATGCTCGGCCAAGACGTAGGCCACCTGCTTCACCAAGCCAAAGAGCCATCAGACAACTGTCACGGTGGTGAGCGGGCCAGTCACATTGTATTGAATGTTGGCCTGAATAATCTGA